ATTGGATTTTGGACCTATTAGACCGAATAACGAGCCTCATACCGCGGTTATATTATGTGCAACCGGATGAGGCCGGAGTTCGTGTAACATTGGGCAACAGAATAAAGGCTATTGGCCCCGGACCATGGTTGTATTGGCCAGTTGTGCAGGATATAACGGTTGTTGTAAACACTGCACAGGTGGTCGATTTACGCGGACAATCAGTTATCTCTGATGGCAAGGACTATATTATATCCGGTGCGATAATGTACAGGATAGACAACGCTGAGAAAGCGATTCTTGCTGTCCAGAACTTTGACCAGTCACTACAGGTGTTATCTTTGGGTATAATTGCCAATTATTCTAAATCGCACAACCTGGGCCATTCTGATGCGTTTGAACTGTTGCAGACCGAGATTCTAAAGGGAGTGCGAGAAGCTGCGTCAGGGTGGGGTTTGAAGATTATGAAGGTGTATCTTACTGACCTGGGCAACGTATCGAATATAAGGGTTATAGGGAATACAACAGTTGTACCGATTGTAGGGGATGAATAATGCCTGATGAAAAAATAACAATAAATGGCCTGGAAATAGTATGCGACCCAGTACTGACAGACAGTGATGATGGCGTTAAGTACATTAGAAATTTACGTGAGGGCGACATAGCTGATGACTAACGTAGAACTACTTAAAAAAGTACCACATGACAAACTGGTTCGGCTTAGAAAAACCTACGATGGGTTTGAGAAGAAGGATATGCCATTTGCCGACTTCGTGTGTGCAATTCTTAATCTAACTGACCAGAAGAAATTTGACGCCGACCTTGAAGGAATACTCAAGGACAAGGCTACTTTTGCATATAATAAACAGATGATTGAAGGGGTTATAGAATGATAGTGACATTTGTAACAAGATTAGAGGAACTCAGACAGGACAAAGAAGGCACTGTTGTGGTGATTTCAAAGGTGTTTGGCCTTAGTGCTGCGGAGAGAAGCAAATTAAGTGCACTTGTAGCCGGGCAGGAAGACATAGTGGTTGCGATGGCTAAAGCGGAGGTAAGTATAGATGGCGTGGTAGATGCCATAAATGATTACAACGCACCGCCTGAACCAGAACTGGAAGAAGACTGATACTACATTAAGACATAGAGGATATTATTATGGGCGAAGAATTTGTATCGCAATATGGTTTTGAAAGCATGGGTATCATCACAGCCGCTCAAGCTGCTCTTGGCACAGATAAGAGTGCTGCTACTACCCACGCACTGGCGGCTGCTGGCCTGGCAAGAAAGAAGTTACCTGCTGGAACACAGGCCGCAATTTTAAGATTCTTGTGCACAGCAGATGGTGAAGCACAGGTGATAAACGTGTATGCTATGTATGGTGACAATGACCACTACCACCTCGCCGGAACATGGTCATTAACTGGTGGTAAACAGGTTGACGGTACAATCGGTGTATTCGTCGATACCTTGGCAGTATCAGGAACCACGGAAGTTTGGCCGAGTATCATTGTTGAGTCGAGCGATGCTAATGACAGTATAGCCACGCTTGCGTTAAAGACACACGGAGTTTCAAATTTGTTGGTTATAGCGACCACACTGGGTTCTACCCAGTTGAAGGTAGAGGTGGCAAGAATAGTTTTATAAACTTTGTGGGGTAGAACGATGACTGGCTTTAAGAAAACGGTAGTTAATTACCTAATAGTGGCGATTGTTATATTCTGTTCTATAGGCTATGGTCTTGGTCTTACAGATAAGAATGTTCCTGAAGTACCGACTGTTATTACATTCCAGGAAACCATACAGAATGTTTTGCCAGCATGTGTGTTCATACATGTTGACAGTGAATATGGGTATTCATGGTCAGGGTCGGGAGTAATAATCTCACCAGAGGGTGCGATACTTACAGCGGGACACGTGGTGGAAGATGCCATGTGCATAACCGTGGAACTTAATGATGGCAGAATCTTTGAAGCCACAGGGTTTTCGAGATTACCGGGTAACGATGGTGGGTTTATTAAGATAGACCCGAATGAGCCGCTACCCTACGTAGATATGGAAAGTGCAGAAACGCTAATAGTGGGTGACGATGTTTTCATTATAGGGTGTCCGTTTGGTCACGACCAGATGAACACTGTCACAAAAGGCATAGTGTCACACACAAATAGGAATCTTGAATTTTTTGGAAACGCCCCGATGATACAGGTTGACGCCGCTTCATGGCCTGGCAATAGTGGTGGCCCAGTGTTCAACATCAAGGGTGAACTCGTTGCCATATTGGTTGGTGGAATGGGTGGTGGTAATGATGACATGTCATTCTGTACGAGGATTGATGTATTTTGGGGTGGTGCACTTGAAGTTGTAGTTGACGCTGTATCAGACTGGATGCAGAGTTGTGAAATTTAATAACCAATATCGAGAGGAAGATAGTATGAATTTAAGCCCATTAGGAAAAAGGGTTGCAATAGTTTACCCAGTAGCAAAAGAAGTTACAGATGGCGGCATTATACTCACTGGTTCTGCGGTGGAAGAATCTAAGGTTGGGGTCGTATACGCTGTGGGTGGGCAGGTTGAGGAGATTGAGATAGGGGATGAGGTTGTAACTTCTGGATATGCTGGTGATAAAATAGAGTTAGATGGCATACAATACTGCATAGTCAAAGAGGAAGACGTTATAGCCACAATAAAAAAATGACATAAGTAATCCAGGGATTGTAGTACATGGCTAAAAGAAAAACAAAAGAAACAGCGAATAGGTTACTTACGAGATTCCTCGACAGCGTGTCAAGGGAAGAAACCGAATTGGTTGAAGACCCCGATTCTGGTGCGAGGATGGCCTCCAAATGTGAGGCTATGGCACGCTTGATGTTTAAGATGGCACTTGGGTATAAAGAAACTGTTGAACAGGATATTGTGAAGGAAGGCAAGAAAACAGGCGTAATAGATATTGAAGTCATACACAAACCCGACAAACAAATGATTGCACTTGTATATGACCGCCTTGAAGGTAGAGCAGTGCCAGCAGAGGATGCAAGTAAGCATAAGTCATCTATCGCTGATAAGGTTAGCAATGAGGGTGCAAAGAGAATAGCACAGGCTGGAAAACCATCTAAGAAATGATAAGCGTAGTAGAAATTGCAAAACCGGAATTAAGAGAGCCTTTTCCAAATATACCAGATTTTTGGAAAGACCCCGTTACTGGTTTATATGTACCTAAATATGAAAACAAAAATATAGATTATCGGACCAGCCTTCTCGCTAACGCAGAAAAGGATATAATTCTGCAAGAGGATTTGTTGGCCGCTTCCAAGTCGTCGTTGAAGTTTTGGGTGAACACATTTGTGTGGACCTTCCACCAGTTTGATGTTGATAGCGGTGGACAAAGACTGTGGTCCGACAATGCCCACGTACCATTTATATCGTGGCAAGTACAAGATGACCTGTTCGATGAATTAGAGTGGTGCCTCGCTAACGGTAAAGACATACTTATTGATAAAGCAAGGGATATGGGTGCGAGTTGGATATGTGTGTGTTTCTTGCATTGGTTGTGGTTGTTCAAAAAAGATATACAATTGCTTGAAATGTCCAGGGTAGAAAATTATGTAGACCAACCTGGTAATATGAAAGCGTTGTTTCAGAAACACGACCACATAAATCAGTGGCTGCCAGAATGGATGTTGCCGCCGAGTTGTTTGCCTGGGAAGAAGAATAGAACAAAATTACATTTGTTCAATGAAGACAATGGTAGTTGCATAGATGGTGAATCAACGACCATTAACGCGGCATCTGGTGACAGGCGTGCAGTTCTACTTCTTGATGAATTTGCAAAAGTAAAAGATGGTGGGTCCATGAGAAGTGCTACACGTGATGCGGCTTTAGTGCGTATCATAAATTCTACACCCGCTGGCCCAGGAACAGAGTATGCGAAGTGGAAGAAATCTGGTCAGATAAAAGTGTTTATCCTGCCATATTGGGACCATCCGCAAAAAGGTAATGGCAGATATGTTAAAGAAAAAGTAAACGGCGGATGGGATATTCGTTCTCCTTGGTTTGACATAGAGGAAAAGGTTAGGGATAGGAAACATTTAGCACAGGAAGTTCTCAGACAAGACCTCGAATCTGGTGATTTGTTTTTTGAACCAACTAATATACATAAACACAAGGCATTGTTCGCGAGACCGCCGAAATCAAGATGGTCAGTTAAGATGAATAAAATGGTGTCGAATGATTCGATAGCCAGCATAATTCGCAAGAGAGACTTTTCAAAGGCCGTAGTTAAAAGAAGTGTTAAAGGCTCACTAAGACTATGGGTCAATCTAATAGAAGGCAGACCCGACCAGTCAGTCGATTATATTTTTGGTATTGACATAGGCAAAGGCCAGAGTGCTTCTAATTCTGTAATATCTATAAAGTGTAAACAGACTGGAGAGAAAGTTGCAGAGTGGCGTAATGCGGAAACCCCGCCTTATGAAATGGCAAGGGTAGCCGTTGCGTTGGCTCTGTGGTTTGGTGGCAAGGCACCACGAAGATTGCCATTTATGAAATGGGAAATGAATGGGCCAGGTTGGGACTTTGGCCGGATGATTGTTAAGATATTTGGGTATCCGTATTTCTATAGAATGAAGACCACTGGAGGAATATCCGAGAAGACTACGGACAAGTATGGCTGGCATTCTAATCGTAGTGCAAACTCAAATTCAAAAGAACTTTTGCTTAGAGAATATGATAGGGTTCTTGCACAGGGTGGTTACATAAACCATTGCGAGTTTGCCCTTGA